GCTCAAAGAACTTATCCTCACCTGCTTTAAAACCATCTCTAATCTTGGCTTCTGCAGTATTGATAGTGCTACCGTTTGTCAGCTCCTCTTGAATCTTGTCATAAGCCTTCTTAAACTCTGGCTTAGAGTTGATGAACTTAAAGAAACCTTCGTATGCTGTTGGTGCAGTTATCTTAGCAAATTGAGGATTAGTCATTAACGCACTAAAGAAGTCTGCGTATAGCTCTTTAGTGTTGTGACGATACTTGGTGTACTTAGAGTTAGCATTTTCATCAAAAGGTCTCCATGCTTGAGTAACCTTCTTTAACTCTTCCATTACAACATCACGACTTAACAACTCACGCCCTATTACTTCCTTCTGGAACATCTCATGATACTTCTCTAACACTCTCTTACGAATATCTTCTGTTGGAGCGTTCTTTTCTTTACCAGTAGTAATAATCTTCAGTATCTCTGGATGAACCTTGCCACGCATCGCAGCTTTAGTAATGTCCTTCTTCAGCTTACGACCAGCCTTCTGAATGAATAAGTATAGCTGAGGGTCTACTTCAGCACGTTTCATGACACCAGTAAAGATGTCTTTGATCTGCTGTGGAGTAATACCTAACTCTTTGATTGCAGGCACTTCTGAGATTGCTTGTACTTCATTCTTAATGAACTTCTCAGCTTCATATCTCAGCTTGCTCTTCTCTTTCTGGGTAAGTGGTTTCTTGCCGCCAGGTCTACCTTCCATGTAAGTTTGTAGATACTTCTTTAAACCTGCTAAACGTCCAAGGATATTACCTCTAGACATTGTGTAGTTCTCAGCGCCTTCTAACCAATCCACCATGTGACCAATCTCATGAGCCATAGTCTTAGCAGCCATCTTAGGGTCTTTGAATATGTCAGCTTGTAGTTTAAGTTGTCCAGACTCTTTACCTGCACCAGGTACATGAGAGAATATACCTAACGTGCCTTCGCCTAAACTCTTATGAATGCCTGGTAATTTGCCATCCATCAGCATATCAACTAACTCTACCAATGCTGGCATAGTCATAATCTTATTAGCTTGTACACTACCTTCAATAAGGCTTAGGTTGTAGCCACCATCTGATGCTTGACCTTTAGGGGTTACTTTAGCCTCTGGCGCTCCAGTAAAGTTTAGTGTCTCTCCTGGTTTAGCATAGCCTAATGCTCTGATATTAGCGTTACTCATAATTGCTACTGAGTCGCCTTTAGCTTCTACTTCGTTCTTGTAGATAATCGCATCGTAGCCTCTAGTCTTTAGAATCTCTGCAAGTTTCAAACTCTGTGACTGAATACTTTGTTCAAAGCGAATTGAGTCAAATTCTGCCTCAGTTAATTTAGCTGGATGATTCTCATACTCCCTGGATAAGTTTTTAAGGAATGTAGCCGTCATTAACGGAGTGCCTAACCCTTCAGTAGCCTCGTCGAAATTCTCCCAAATACGGGCATCTAGTGGCTTGTTATACTTAACTTGCACTCTAACAAATGTAGCGTCATTCATTCCTGAAGCACGTCCTTTAGCTTGAGCGTCATTACCAAAGTGTAAGAAACCATTACCTTGTGCAACATCAAACCCTCTCTCAGCGATAGAAACTACATTGTTTGTTTCTGTAGAGTGGGTTACTACTAATTCTGTTTCTATGTCATGCTCAGGAATCTTTAATTCATCAATCCTGCCAAATGTGTCTTTAAATACAATCTCTGGTGGGTGGAATCCTGTTGCTCTGTATTCAGCATCTGCAGCTTCTTTTGCTGACTTTTCAGCTGTAAACTGTTGATGTTCCTGGACTTTTACTTCAGCCTGACTAAGATAATCTTTACCTACTGCTTGTTCTAGTAGGTTTCTACCTTCAGCCATAACCTCATCAGCCTCTTTATCTTTACCAAGAGAACGAAGTTCCTCTGCTGTTTCTCTAACACCTTCCATTATGTCTACTGCAGTCTGATCTCTAGGGTCTAACGTCTCTACTTTCTCTTGACGCATCTCCATGATTTCATACGCTTTCTCGAAGCCTTCTGATCTAACAATCTGACGACCTTTAGATTCTGCAAAGTCAGCAATAGCTTGGATACCTTTAACACTCAAGTCACCTTCCATGTCTTTGATAGTCCAGTTACCGTCTTCAGTAATCTTGAACGTAATCTTATCTGGAATACCTTTAGCCTCACCAAGGAATTGAGACATGACTTCCATCTCACCGTTCTTAGCGTCATAGTATCTTGATACTTGGAAATCCTCTTCACCCACTTTGATTTCACTACGAGATACTTGCTCAAGACGATTCATTACTTCTGCAACATGACGCATGTAATAGTCTGGCATTACATAATTCTTCTTGCCTAATGTTTCTATTAATTCTCTAGCTAGTTCTGGATTATTAGCGATATGTTCTTTTACAGCTCTAGGGTCAATGCCTGACTTAGCATATAGCTTTTGTAAGTTACGATGAACGTAATACTCTGTGCCTTGGTATTTACGCTTGATCAAATCTTTGGTCGCTTTAAACCCTTTGTTACCACCTCTAAGAACTAACAGTTCCACAGCAGTATCTGCAAAGTTATTCCATGTAGGCATATAACCGTGCATAGCACCAGATGTGCCAACCATTGCTGTAGTTTCTGCAACTAATGTAGTTCCTCCAGTTACGAATTTACTTGCACCTATAGCCTTCATTCCGTAACCAACAGTTCCACCAGTGACACCAGTAACGACACCAACTACTGCTTCAATGCCGCCTTCTTCCATAGCGTGTAATAAAACATCAAGCATTCCAGTTTCATCTTGAACACCTATATCCTGTTCCATAAGATCAGTTAATAGTGTTCTTAGTAATGCTGGAGTTCCGAATGCTGCTCCCATACTACAACCACCAACTACTGCCGCACCCGCTACTGGAGTTGCCGCTGCTGAAGCTGCTGCTGCTGGCCCTGCACACGCCCATGCCCCAGCCATACCAGCTGGAATCATAATAGGTAACTCATTACCGATTGCTGTTACATTGAAAGCTCGTTGCTTTAGCCAAGGCTGGTTTTCATAAGCCTGTATGTTAATCCACATTTCAGCTGCATTCTTAGCAGCATCTTTGTCACCGTTCTTAACTTTTACTAATTCATGTAATAGTCCAATAGTAGACGTGTCATAACCCATGCCTGGAATATCTGCCCACTCCCACTCTTTCTTAAAATCTTCAGGACTTGCTTTAGATAGATTCATGTAGTTCTGCATCAATTCCATGGCAGATTTAGTCTCTTCACTAGCGTCCTCTGGAATAACCAGCTCTGGCATGTTAGCGAGGCCAGTAGCTTTAAACTGTTCCATGAGTTGAGTGTCTTCAAGCATTGCTATTAACTGCTCATTGATTGCTGGTTTACCAGTTACATCGAAGTTTGAAGTTTGACGATAAGTATTAAACTCCTGTAATCCTGCTTGGACTTCTTCCCACGGAGTGTCGTTCTTTACTGACTCATCAATAAATTCTGCAATCTCTGGAGAGCCTGCCCACATCTGGCTTAGTAACTCTTTTCTAGCTTCCGCTCCCCATGTTTTATATTCATCGTAATTAGTCTCTGCATGTTCTGCAGCATCCCAACGACCACCTTGATAGTCGTTCTCTAGTTGAAACCATGAGTTATTACCATCTTCACCTTCAAACTGATACTGTAGACCTGGAGTTTTATCATCTTCACGATTAGGAATGTTAAAATTGAACCTACCTTTACGACCACCTATTTCTACATAAGGACTGTAACCAGAATCTAATCTGTCTGTGATTGTTGATAGAGTTGGTTTATTGACATTAGCAATAGTACGAACCCAGTTGGAGTTTTTAATGCCTTCTTCAGCTTCAATTTCAGCATCTGTAAAACCAAACGTTTTAGCTGTATTTTGGACTCTTAGTGATTCTGCGTTTATTTCGTCATTTGAAAAGCCAAAGTCTGCCGCTTCATTTAATGTTGTCATTATTCACTCTCAATTTCGTTGGCAATACGCTCCATTTCTGCAGCTACTTCAGCATCGGTCATTACGGCATCTTCAAGCTCTAGCCTGTATTTGCCTACCTTGACTTTCTTGGTAATATCATACCCCATAACCGCCATGCGTTCCTTCCACGCTTTCATAGATTCTCTGCCATCAGAGTATTGTGAATAACCAGGATGATCGCCATCAAATACAACTCTCATTCTAGCGTCGCCAGTTTGCATTTCTGCCATGCTTGAGTCTGTTTGAGCCTTAGCCTGAATAGGTGTTGTGCCTAACGGGAAATATGATGCTCTGCCATATACTTTATGAATTGTCTGGCCACTGTCTATTACTTGTTGAACGACTACCTTTTTGTCAGTTACTGGAGCGTCTGGAGATACAAGGTCTGAAATCTTACTAAATACCTTTTCAGCGCCAGTATCAAAGTCAGATACAGCTTCAATAACGTTCTCTGTTAATGTAGTCTTTTTTTCTTCCGAGACAGCCTCTTTAATAACTTCTGGTTCTATTGCATTTATTGTATCAATAATATCATTTACAACGTAATCAGGACTATTAGGAGAAAGCATCTTATTCCATGTAAGACCGTTAGCTCTACCTTCTTTTAATTCTTTCTCAAGTAAGGTATCAAACTTCCATAGTTTATTATCTGCTGCTGCCTGTGCCTCTTTTGCCATAGCTCCAGGGTTGGCCTGACCTAGCATTAATCTTTCAAACGTAGATAGTTTTGCTTTAAATGTTTCTTTAGCATGAGTTCTTGCTGATTTTTTCTTAGTTGTAACTGGGCTTGCTTTAGCAACTTCCTCTACATCTTTCATTAGCTTTTCAACTTCATCTGCTGGAATGTTCTTCTCATTTGCTGCAGCACGTACTGCCTGCTTAACGTCTTCTGGAGTTCTAATAACATCATTCTCTTCAGACCAAGTATTAGATAAGATTTGAGTTTTAATATTGTTGTAATCACCTTTCCAAGGTTTTTTAGCACCACCTTCTAGCTGACCCTTCCAATACATCTTCTGTTTGAAGTCGATACTTGAACCTTCAATCATGTCTAAGGTTAATTTGCCTTGACCGTGAAGCGCTGAAAATCCTGATTGTGTTGCATTATCTGCAGTAGCTCTAGCAGTAGTCTCGGCAGCAATCCGAGTTTTACGATTAGATTTCATACCTTTGACAATACCTTTCTTTTGATCTGTGGTTAAGGTTGCATCTGCGTTGATACGTTTAATAGCTGTGGTGTAATCTTGTTCTGTATATCCATTTACTAAATCTGAAGGGTCTAAGTTGCGACCTTGTTGGCCATAAGCATTAGTAATAGCAATATTCTCAACTAGCTCTGTTTGAGCTTTGTCCATAATATTCTTCCACTCATTGCCATCTCTATGAGGAGCGCCAGATAAGTGCATGTTCTGTAGTGCATCAAAAGCAGACTGTTTATTCTCAACCAAGGGATCAGTTGTGATTGTCAACATATGTTCTTTGATATTCGTTTGGTCTTTAACTCTCAGCTTGGCGTAGCGTTGCTTCATTCCCCACTGGTCAGCCTTGTTGAAAGCCTCTTGACCTTTGTTCTGGAAATAAACACCAAATGCTGATACAGCTTTAGAATCATATCCTTTATCTGTTACATAGTCTTGCCAGAACTTTTCATGATTCTGATTAGAGATGTCTGTGTAATAGTTTGGATTAATCTCTTGAGTTACTACACCGTTCTCATCTTTAGCTAGACCACCCTCACGCAGACTCTTATGCCAGCCTCTTGATTGCTTTAGATAAGCAACCTGCATATCATCAACTTGCTGACGAACTTCAGACGCTGAAACCTCATCATTAAAGAACTTCTGAATCTGACCAGATGCTTTTATGATTTCACGACCAGTAGCAGCCATCTGTCTGCCAGCTTGTCCTGCCTGATTAATCCAAGATACACTTCCGCCTGAAGTACCTTTGTAGCCGATTTGTGTGCCTTGTCTTGCTCTAATCGTAATTGCCATGTGTTATCCTTTTTTTCCAACAGCATAAGAGCTTGCTGCGCCACTAATGCCTGATAGTAGAGAGCCTGTTGCTTGATATTGTGCAGCTGTGAATTTATCTGCACCAGCCATCCAGAATTTATGTGCATTCTTAGCGCCTGTTCTATAGATCTGAGCTTGGTCTTCTTGTAAATCGTTTAGAGTGTTCATGGCTACCAACATTGGAGAGCCAACACCTGCTGCAACACCAGCACCGCCAGCTTGAGCCATCTGCATGTGCATCTGCTCCAACATCTGACGTTGTAACACTTTTGCTTCGTAATGTGACCTTTCTAATTCTTGATGATATTCGATCTGTCCAGCTTTGTATCCAGCCTTACCAGCTTTCATAGCGCCTTGAGCGCCCATTACTCCACCAGCTAATGAGGCTGCTCCTGCAATACCTGCTGCAATCCAACTCATGATATATCTCCTAAACTATTCAACTCTTTCTCTGTGGCAATCATACCAATTTCCTCGTAAGTCTCAGCGATAACTTCACTCTCAATCTCAGCTAACTTATCTTCACCAAGATGTTGAGTTAAATGCACTGTAGTCCAGATAGTGTCTTCCTCTACCAGAACCGCTCTTTTTAAGCCGACCTCTGATACAAATGTACAGGGAGCTGTGTAATACTTCTTGCCATACTCTGTTACTACCGATACCACTCCTTTAGAGATGATATTGATATGTGAGTGCCTGTGTATCTTACCGACTACTAGTGACCCCTTGGGTAAGTGAATCTCTCTAGCGTATGTTCCACAACCATATTCATCTACTACTGGAGCAAAGTAATGCTTTAGAGTTGATTGGTCTTTCTCAAAGTCTCCAGACTCAATGCCACTCTCTATTGCTTCTTGCAGGTTTATAACACCTTCTCTAGCCTTTACACGAGACAATGAATTTTCACCTTCAATTTTCTCTAGTGCTTGCATTAATCACTCACCGTTAGTGTTCCATGAATACCCAATACCGTTAATGGTAAAGGTTGTTCTTGTTTGATTTCAATAATACCATCTCTGTCCCAACCAAGATTAGTAACTCTCTTATCACCTGTAAATAAGCCTACACCAGCACTCATTAGATCTGCTGACGTTCTGAATGGTAGTTGGTCTCCATTAATCTTCACACCTGTTGTATTAAGCAATCTAACCTTAACTTCATTCCATCTCTTCTTCAGTCCTTGAGCCTTTCCTGCTTGAGAACCTGCCTCAACACGCATAGTCTTTAAAGTAGATGTAAAGTTTAATCCTACTTCAATAGCAACATTACTCCAACCTGTTGGTACAGATATAGTTATAGATCCGCTTGAGACTGTCTTATCAGGGAATACAGCATCATTTATCACTACATTGACCGTTTCCCCTTCTAAGTGAGAAAGTCCGCTTACAGACGTTGTGGCTGTAGATACAGTACCAGTAATACCAGAGTCAATATTAATATCTGGGTCTAGGTACTCAACGTATCTGACTGATGAACCGTTTATTGTTCTTTGTACTAACACCCATAACTGATCTTGAGTTGTGTTTGTAATTACTGTTAGGCTTTCTACTTTAGAGTCTGTACCACCTACCTCATGTCCTGCCCATGCAACAACATCTTCTGGACGTTCATAAGTCATACTAAGTAGCTTACCATCTGCTGTACAAGACCAAACAATAGAGTCTGGCTCTTGTTGGTAGTCCATATCTTTAAGATAACCAGCAGTAATGTGTTCTGCTAACAATGTCATATCAGGCGCAATGTACCCGTTGTCTTGATACTGATAAGAGAACTCTCTAAGCTTGCGTCTTGCTCTTTGGGCGAATAATATAGAATTACCTACTTGTAACGGAGGGATTGTCCAACTTCCATAAGTAGTCTGCTGAGTTACCATTACATTAGATGGTGTTAGAGGCTCACCTTGTGGGCGACCTACTTTAAATTCACCACCACCTGTACCAACAATAAGATCTCTACTTGGTTGCATCCATCTAATAACATTCACTCTGTTAGTAGCAATAGCGTATTCCATAGATTGATCTGCAAGACCAGTACCCTGATCGAAGTTCTCATAGTCTGCTGTTTGAGAACCCCAGATAGTTTGTGGAGATGCTGATGTACCTGCAAAGAATAATCTCTGCTCATAGAATGTTACTGTTCTTGGATAGCCATTAGCATCATTCCAAGGTGAAGTAGTTGCCCATGTAAAGTCTGGCTGACTTAATGACCATGACGTATGACCAGTTCTACTTAACTTTCTTGGTGCGTGTGCGCTATGACAGATATACATAACATCTGCTGATTGCGAGATGTGTAATTCAAATAAGTCTGTCTCTAAATATGGCGTGGTAATCTCATAGATACCATCTGTTCCAGATACAGTAGAAGTTGCTGTTGCTCCTGTGCCTGCTCCACCTGTAAATGTTACTGTTGGTGCTGAAGTATAACCAGAACCAATAGCAGTTACAGACACTGCATCTACACCCATTGTGATTGTAGCCTCTGCAATAGTAGATGTATCACCACCTTCAAACGTTACTGTAGGTGGGGTTGTGTAATCATGACCACCGTTTGTTAGTGTAACAGTATCTATCTTCATAGTTGGGTCTAATACTGCTGGTGTATCACAAGCGCCTGCAATAGTTATCTCTGGAATTTCGGTATAACCTGTACCAGCATTGGTAATGGTTATTGCGTCTATCTTACCTGCTCCGTTGATAGTACAAGTGGCTGTAGCACCAGAACCAGTGTCGTCAACATCTAAAGCAGTAATAACTATAGTCGGGGCTATTGAATAACCTGTACCACCGTCTGTGATTGTTAAATCATCAACTGCTAAATCTAACGTTGCTGAAGCTGAAGAGCCATCACCACCTGAGAATTTAATCGTAGGCACTTCTGTGTAACCAGCGCCAGATGCTGCCTTAGTAATAGACTCTACTGATAAAGTTGTTGTAGCTGTAGCTCCAGTTCCACCACCACCAGTAAATCCTACTGTTGGAACGGTAGTATAGTTATCACCACTAGCTGACATTAATACTTCTAGTACAGAATCTGGGGTGGTAGATATTTGACCGTTGTCTTTATAGAATCTAATGTACTGATCGCCAAACTCTAATACATAAGACTGGGTTATGTTAAACTCGAAAGGGATTAATCTTACTTCCTTGGTTGAGTCTTTAACCTCTGAAACGAAGTGAGTTCCACCTCTACGAGTAGCACCACCATGAGGATATACCACCATGTTAGTTAGCTCACTGCAACCGTTAAAATATTTCTTAAAGTCAATCTGTCCTTCAAGACGAGGACTTAACTCCCCAGCTGTAAAGTTAGACTGAAAGGGATGTACTCTAGCCATTTTATCCTCTAAAGCTTGTAAATGTATCTGAAACTATACCGTCAATAAAACCTTCTGCACCATCTATACTTCTTGATTCTGAAACCTTAGCGTCATACAACTCCCACATCTGCTTAGATAAGGTATTACTACCTGTAACAGAATAAGCTAACTCTGCAGACATACGCGAAGTTAGTAACTCTGTGAACATGGAATCGAATTGCGCTGTGTCAGTAACTTTAGCAATGTATAAAATCTTTGCACTGTCTTCGTTACATAGTAGCTTACGACCTTCTACCTTGAAGTTAATATCTTGATAGTCCATCTGAAGGACTCTAAGACAATAAGGATCTGTAGGTAAGGTGAACTCAGCAGTGTAATCAAATGCTGGAGTTGTTGATAGCTTACTTAACTCTGCTCTTGCTATAGCAAAGTTCCAAGGATGTGACCTTAATAGGGCATCTCTGGTTGGAGCATAAAAGGCGTTACAGAGTCTTGCTCTCTCTGTATCGTCAGTTAGGGAAGTGATTGGATCGTCACCAAGCTTTCGTAATGCGTTTGAACAAATGGAAACCTCTGTTGCCATATCTCTTCTCCTGAATGTGGTGAGGATAACCCGTTACAGGAAACCCTCATTTTTTTTATAACTTTAGTCTAGTACATAAACCAAGTAGCCAGATGCAGTATCGCCAGAAACGATAGCAGTATCCGTACTTGTTAATCTAATAGATACGCCACCTTGCGAAGTGAATACTTTAGTATCCGCAGTTAATGCAGAGCCTACAGCCATTGCACCAGCAGTATCAACAGAAACACCGTTGTCAATACCATCAGCATCCGCAGCTACAGCATCACCTTCTAGGTCTGTGTAAGCATCCCAGCCAATGTCCATAGTAGCACTAGCAGTAGTCCAGTTATGCTCAACGCGACTTAACGCACCTAACAAACGAACAGTTCCAGCAGGTAAACGCGCAACTTCCGCAGAAGATGTTGCATCACCAGCACCTGATTGTGTGTGATCGAACGCAGCAATGCGTAAACGACCATGAACATCAGATGTTTCTTCTCTTACAGAAGGACTAGCATCAAAGTTAGTTACTTGCGTACTTTTTTGAGTAGTTACAGCCATGATTATTCTCCTATATTATTCAGTACACGCAATCTCTACTACTTTCTCGTCTTCAACACGAGTAGCACCGATTGTCATTGATAAAAATACTTGAGTAGCATAGTTCTTGTCATCACGCTCGCTGATGCGAGTTTGAATCTCTGAACCCATTGCTAGACCAAGACCTGATTTACAGTACACAGTAACCTGACGGTTGCCATCTGTATCTGTGCCAACACGCTCTGAACGTACAAACTTAAAGCCTAAGAAAGAATCTAATTGACCTTGTGCCAACGCTTTAACAGTGTTGTAGTCAGAAGATTTAACTTCAGTAGAGTTAAGTAAGTCTGTAACTTGCTTCGCAGTAAGAATACAGAAACGCTCTTCTTCAGCATCTACGTCAGAACCATCAATGATTTCTTTAGCTTCTAAAAGCTTAGTAACAGTTAGACCTGCTGAACCATGAACGATCTTCTGTGCAGAAGGAAGTGCGATAGTAGTACCACCAGCAACGCCACCATAAGCATTACCAACTGCAGCTTCAATAATTGCAGTATCCATAGCACGACCCATTGCATTAGCACCAGCCATTGCATACTCGCTCTGTGGAGTGATTAACATACGAACCTTATCTTCCTGGTCGATTAAATCTGCCCAGTCGTAGTCATCCATTGAAACTCTACGTCTTGAATGTGGAGTATCCATACGTGGAGTATCTGAGTGACGTGAAGTACGCTTTTGCGCTGAAACTGCACCAATTCTTTCGAAGAAGTGATTCTTACCTGTTACCGATTCGTAACGAACCGTATCGCGTAATCGTGAACCTTTTTGTTGTGCAAGGTGCAACACATTACTTTTATACTGCTCGATAAAAGCAGTTGTGATTTCAGTGGACATAATGCCCTCCTTTTATTATTAAACAAAAAAACGGTCATTATCCTTTCGGGTGTCCTGTCTATCACGCTGACTAAACGGGTTTAAGAACCACCTTTAACCTATCGTTATCCATAAGGGCGATGTACGGTTGGTGCGAATTTTACCTCGCTTGATTATTATCTTACCACTAATTATAGGCTTTATCAAATAATTGTCGCATTTCTTCTTGAGCGTCTTGATGTTTAGGACTTGTTGCATCCCAGTAAGCGTTAGACTTATCTCCGTTAATCTGCTCAATACGCATCTTAGCATCTAGTGGACTCATTACTAGAGAGTTGTTAGCAGTACCTTGTGCTGAATCCTCCGTAATATCTTTACCAGCATTAGCAAGTAGTCTAATCAAGTCTGGATCATTCCCAAATCTTGGATCAGATAGTTTCTGCTGTAGCTCTGGTGTGCCATACACTCTTAATGCCCTCTGTGCTGCTGATAAACTTTTATCATAATTAGCACCAAATTCTTCTCTTAGGACTTCTTCTGTCTGAACACCTGTTGCATCACCTGCAACTTGCTCTTGATTCATTTGATAATCAACAGAACCTTTTTGCCATTCGACTAGTCCTTGCATTTGTTTAGGTGATAACCCTAGATCATGTCCTGTTTGTTTAAATGAGTTCATCATTTCCTCTGGATAGTATTGTTCATATCCTTGAGGCACTTCAACTTCGTAACCATCTGCTGATTCAGGTCTACCAAGTTTTGCATATAACTCGTTCATCTCTTCATCATTCTTAGGGATAGGGATTCTACTGCCCATCATCTTTTGCTGATGAATAAGTGTTTTTGCTGCAGACTCGACATCATTAATACTTGAAAGCGTTGGATCTGCTCTCAATTCCTCTGATAACCCCGATCTCCAATCTTGGTTACCACTCTCAACAGGTGCTACTACTTCTGCATTATCCGTTGTTTCCGTGACCATTTCTTCACTCATAACTTTATTCCTCTTCTTTTATATTACACATATTTAAAATACGAAGGTAGACAGCTCTTTCACCCTCTCTCCTCGCGGTTTCATACGAGTCACCTTTTACATAGGATTCTCGTAGTTGATATGCCCTGCGAAGGTCATCTAGGACTTTACCCCCAGATATAGACCCAAAACAGTCAGCATAATCTCTTTTGATTTTAGTAATAGCTCTAGGCATTATTGCATTGCCTCTACCATTTGAGCCATACCAGCTTCACTAGCTTCAACATTCTCAGGTGTAAGCTGTTGTGCTACTGGTGCTACTGTGGCTGCAAGGTCTGCACCTTGTTGTGCTTGTTGCATAGCCATAGCTTCTTGTTGTTGTTGCATCTCAGCTTTACGCTTCTCTTCAATTACTGCTGGATCACGCATGATGTTCTTAGGAACGCCTAGTAATTCAGCTCTTGATCTGATTGCAGCGTCATGGTCAATGTTATCCATAACCTCTGGAGCGATTTGTGCAAGATTAGCAGCCATCTCATATAGTCTTTCTACTGCTGTAGCCTCTTCCATTCTCTGAGAACGGGCTAGAGGACCAACGTATTCAATATCAATATCAATACCATCTAACGATCCTGGTGCAGGTGCAAACATTTCATTACGTTGCATGATAGCGAAACATCTTTCGATAAGCGGATTCAAGAACTCTGTCTGGAATCTACCAAGTGTAGGACCTAATAGACGTTGCATTAATTCATAACGAACCTGAACCTCTGTAGCTGTCATTTGTGGACCACTCTGTAACTCTAACTGATCTGAATAGAATGCTTGTTTAATAGCACCACGTAATTCAGTCTCTTTCATATCGGATACATCAAATCTTGCACCAGTATTAAGAGGTTTGATTGCGCCATCTCTACGAACAACAGTAATACCTGCTGGTGTAGTCTTAACTCTACCGATTACACCGTCATCTTCTACTAGAAGTGGTGGATCAATAGCTTTAGCCCATGCTTTAAGACCTAACTCTACTGCTTTATTCAGAGTTTTGATGTCTGGTAGAGCGTTGTAAGCAGGTGAACGACCGTATTCTTCGCCAGAAGCCTTAGACCATCTAGTTACAAGGTATGGCATTTCGTTATAACCACCTTCTTGTACTACGTTCTTATCTTCTTTACCTATATGAATACTTATAAAAGGTAGTTTAGATTGTTTCTTGCTTTTATACTCTTCTGAAGGCATTACACAATGAATGAATGTAAACTTCTTGTCAGGGTTATTCTCAAATGCTTCTTGCACTTTAGGACCTACTGCATCACCCCACTTCTGTTTGGCTTGTCTAGCAGTGTATTCAAACTTCCTATATAAGGTATCAATCTTGCCTTGATGATTCTCTGAGATGAAATACTCTGAGATATGAAGTGTTCTGAAGTTAAAACCGTTCTCAGCTTCTTCTGTTTCAATACAAGATGTACCAATAGAACAAATATCAAGATAGAACTCATGAACCTCTGTATTGAAGTTAGATGAATTGAATGCTTTGTACATTCTATTACGACAGTCCTCTAACCACACCTGTACTTCTCTACTCTGGTTAAGACTCTCGTCTCTTACACGTAAGTGAAACCATGGCAGTGATGCTGATGTTAAAGTTCCTTGTAATGATGCAGCTAATAATGTGTTCGCATGAATTGCTGACGAATCATATAGCTTCTCGGTACGTTTAGAACCTTTAGCATACTGAACTGTAACCTCTGCTTTACGAGGCATTACATAGTCAAGAATCTCTTGCCAATGAATTTCCCATGTCTGCTTGCCTGACTCTAATCTCTCTAGTCTTTTTAATATTTGTTCGACCATCTCTACACCGCCTTTTTACCTGAGCCAAGTAAAGAACGTGTTTTGACATCTGCTTCGTCTTGAACACCTTCTCCACCTGTTAATAACAGTGAATATCTGCCTGATTGCTTTTTAGCTAATAACTTGCCTTTTTCTTCAGCTAGTGACTTTTCACCCTCTGCCTTTTCTTTCTCACGAGCCTTTGACTCTGCATTGTAATCTACAGGTGCTGGTGGCACGTAAGGTGTTGATTTCTTTCCCATTTTAGTCTCCTAACCATTTACATTCGCGTTCAAGCATACCATATATGTTGGCATCCTTCCCATTTTCTGATATTTCTCGCATTGTCCCTTCGTGAACAAAACCGAGCTTTTTGAGTATTACGTTCGCCCTTTTGTTGTCCGTTTCAGTATATGCGGAAACTCTATGGCATTTAAGTTGTCTGAAAGGGTACTCACACAGAGTGCGTAATATTGATCGAGTTAGACACCCTCTATCTTCAAACGCTGCTGAAAATACAATGTCTTCTACACGATACTCGCTAAAAACAACTCCCCCGACAAGTTCTCCGTCTTTATACATACCAAAGTTGACGCTTGCGCCAAAATTAGTAGCATTTACACGCTTTGCTACCCAGTCTGTAACCTCTTGTCCTGCATTAGGTACGAGAGTTATCATCCTTTAAGCAATGATTCCTTCTTGTCCCAGTAGTCTCTTTCTGCTAATAGTGATGCTTGAGGTGCTTTTTCACCATCTTTTACAGATGCTGATGCTTTTTTAGCTGACTCAATCTTTCTTCGTGTGATTCTGTCTAGCTCTTTTCTATCTACCGCTTCAGTTGTTTCTTCTGCTGGTTGGATAAAAGGAGCTGGTGCGCTTTTCTTGCCCATATTAACTACCTAATAGTGATTTCTTTTCAATATCTGGACTACCCAAAGTACCGCCTGCAGTAAGTACCGTACCGTATCTACCTTTTTTCTTTAAGTTCTTGAATCCAGGATCAATTTCCTTAGCTACCTTTGGCGCTGCTTCCACTTCTGGTGCTAACGCTACCTGTTCAACTTGTTTTGGCAAGTCTGGCTTACCAAATATTAGTCCTGTTGCCGCTCTTACTACTCCACCCATATTATTACTCCTTAAAAAATACTAAATTCACTATCAGCTTGATACTGTCTTTGAGATACTTCATGAATCCTCGCAAGACGAAGAGACATAACCGCATATCTCATTGATGAAATCAAGTCATCTTTAAACGGAACTATTCGACCGTCCTTTCTATGATACATTCTTAACTCCTCGAACAAACCACTTTGTGTTGAAAAAATCTTCAATCTACCTGTTTTCATCCTTTCTAACAAGTCCATTATCCCAGATTCTAGTGAAACTCCACCAGAACCTTCCCTTTGACCAGGAGTAGGAGGGTTTGTGAACCAGCCTCCCCATGATCTACCATTGCCTTTAATCATGTTTACACCTAATTCACGATACTGATCTGCTAATGGAGTGCCTGATCCTTTGTCTGCTTGTCTACCATCTCTGGGCCATACGACTGGTATCCACTTTGGTCTAGCATTAATTGCTGCTGCATGCACTGCTGGCACTTCTTGAGACTGAGAATGTGAGTCATATATATAAGCTATGTCTGCATCTCTATCCCATGCAACCCATATTGCTGTTGTCGGGTGATCCCAACCATAGTCCATGCCACAAATCCTGGGAAAGTGAGAAGGAATCTCAAATGGTTCACACTTAATAGAATCTTCTGGCACTGGAAACACTAAACCTGAGCCAAGAGAAGGAATCCCTTGTTCACGCATCTTCCTTTCATGAGGAGGCAGTGCTGCTAGAATCTGTTCTTTGACATCTTCTGTCATGTGAGGTGCATCATCCCAACCAGCTTGTTGCATATACTGGCCAGGTTTTAAATCATTAATAAATTGAGCGATGGTTTCCGTCATTCCACTCTCTGGAGTAAATGTCATATAAACCATTCCACCTTTATCCGCTGTACGAGTTACAGACTGCGAGTAGATTTCTTGTGGTGGCTCTTCATCTAGCCAGATAACATCTAGTGACTCACCCATCCACTTCTCTCTGCCCATCTCATAAGCTTTAAAACCGATCCTCGACCAGCCTCCAGAAACATGCTTTACCATACAAGAGTTATGTGCATTAGGTACACCAGGCTTCCTAGTAGCATCACCGATAAGTTTAAGAGGTATTGCACCTGTACCACGAGAATAAGGATCGTCTGGCTGCCCGAACAATTCTTTCTGGCAAATATCACGAGTAGTTTCATTCGATGCACCACCTGCCCAAGCCCTAATAGGTCTATCCCATCTTCTACCTTTCCACCAGTCAGGGTAGAGACCAGTCAAGTGAAATGCCAACTCTGCAGCACCACAAAAAGACTTACCAATACGATTACCAGCCATCAATAGTTTCTGTGACGCTATAGCGTTATGATATTTCTCCTGATATTCATACGGCTTGTAATACTTCAGCTTATTATGATCTTTCCTAAATTGCAATTCCTTAGCAATCTTTAATGCTTCTTCAACGTTCATGCTTCTTCCTGTACCAAGAGTTCGGTATGGTATTGAATCTGTTCGGCCAACATTACAATCACATGACTTTCAATATCATCTACCTTCATGCCAGACTTAATCTGACTAGCTAACTTATGAATAGCTCTTAACTTAACTTTACAATCTTCAACCTTGTGCTTCATTACTCTCCTTTTAATAACATTAATAACAAAGTGTTTCCCTACTGTAGACTCGTCACTTATCCCTTATGCAGCAG